CTAAGTGGACACCTGAGCTTGGTCAGGACCTCAACGCTTACCACAACATGGACGCAGAGGTTGAGCTTACCTCAATCCTTTCAGAGCAGGTTGCTCTTGAAATCGACCGTGAGATCCTTGAAGACCTCGTTAAGGGCGCAACTGCCGAAACACTTTACTGGTCACGCCGCCCCGGTACATTCGTTAATCGTACCACTGGCGAAGACCTCACAGGACGCCTTGGTGACTTTACCGGTAACGTTTCAGAGTGGTACGAAACCCTCATTGAGACAATCAATGATGTATCCGCTCAGATCCACCGTAAGACACTTCGTGGTGGTGCCAACTTTATTGTTGTCTCACCCGAAATGGCTAACATCCTTGAGTTCACCGCTGGCTTCCGTGCTGCTGTAACTCACGATGATGACCGTGGTACCGTTGGTGCTGTACGTGTTGGTTCACTTTCCAAGAAGCTTGACGTTTACGTCGATCCTTACTTCCTACGCAATGTCGTACTAGTAGGTCGTCGTGGCGCTTCATTCCTTGAGAGTGGCTACGTATACGCTCCTTACGTCCCGCTTCAGGTCACTCCGACAATCTTCGGTGTCGAGGACTTCGTACCTCGTAAGGGCGTTATGACACGCTACGCCAAGAAGATGGTCCGTCCTGATATGTACGGTCTAGTTATCTGCAAGGACTTCCTTGGCTAATCACTAGTCTGAACTAGGATAAAAGATGCCCTCGGTGGAAACACCGGGGGTTTTCTTTTGTCGAGAACTATTTATCTTAGATCGATTAAAAAGGAGACTTAATGAATGGCTTTGCCTGTTTTAACACCAGTATCACAAACATCGGCAGTTATCTTACCGGTAACAGGAACAACAACTGACGTATCAGCAACTTTACCTTATGGTATTTATTCTACTTCAGACTCCTTTTTGACCGGCGCCGCAGATCAAGTTGCTTATACTTATAAAATGCTTGGCGGCGATGTTTTGGACATTGAACTTACCGCTGGAAATGTTTATGCCGCCTATGAAGATGCTTGTATAGAATACTCTTATTTAGTAAACCTTCATCAAAGCAAAAACTCATTATCTGATCTTTTGGGATCTTCAACCGGTTCATTTGACTCAGATGGAACAATAATAGCTGGTGATGCATCTGGATCCGCAGCAAACATAAAATACACTCGCTTTTCTTTTGAGTATTCAAGAAGAATTGGTGATGCTGTTGGAACCGAAGTTCGTGTCGGTGGCTTAACAAACATCTACTCTGCTTCTATTGATGTTGAGGTCAATAAACAAGACTATGATCTAGAAGCAATCTTAAGAGCAGACCCTGTACAATCAGCAAGAGTTGGAACAGATAATAGAATTTTTATTAGAAAAGTTTATTATAAGACCCCACAAGCAATGTGGCGTTTTTATGGTTATTATGGCGGATTAAACACTGTAGGCAACTTGGCTCATTATGGTCAGTATGCAGATGACTCAACATTTGAAGTTATTCCAGTTTGGCAAAATAAAGCACAAGCAATGGCTTTTGAAGATGCGATTTATACAAGAACAAGTGGTTTTTCTTATCAGTTAAGAAACAACCAACTTAGAATCTTTCCTTCTCCTTCAATTGTTCAGCCCAAGAAAATGTGGATTGAGTACTCTGTTGACGAATCACCGCTTTCTTCTTCAATTGCTTATGTTGAAAAACAAATAAACGGTGTTAACAACATGAACACACTTCCTTTTGAGAATGTGCCTTATGCTAGCATCAATGCAATAGGTAAGCATTGGATTCGTCGTTATGCGTTGGCTGTATCAAAAGGACAGTTAGGTGAAATACGTTCTAAGTTTGCCACTGTGCCTATTCCTGGCGAGTCTGTAACCCTTAACGGCACCGCCCTAAAGGATGAGTCCAAGACAGAAAAGCAAGCGCTTAGAGACGAACTCAAGACCATTATGGATGAGTTAACTTATACAAAACTTGCCCAGGATGACCAAGCAAAAATAACAGCAACGGTTGAAACTTTCAAGTCTATTCCAATGCCTATTTATGCTGGACCACAAGGTAGCTCATAATGGCTGATAATGAATGGTCAAGACCGGCACAGCCACCACCACCGTTATTCTTCAACAAGAAAGAACGAGATCTTGTAAAACAAGTTAATGATGAGCTTATTGAAAGAGTAATAGGGCAAACTGTTGCTTATTATCCACTTTCTTTAGAGCACACAAACTATCATTCACTTTATGGAGAAGCAATAGAAAAATCTTTCCTTCCTCCTGTTAGAGTTTATGCTCTTGTAAAGTTTGATGGAATCCAAACTGAAACCTCAAACTACGGTTTAGACAAAACAGCCTCAATAACTGTAAACTTCCACAAAAGAAGACTTACAGAAGACCAAGATCTTTATGTTAGAGAAGGTGATTTTGTTTTGTATGATGAGATCTTATACGAAATAACAACTCTTATGGAACCCAGGCTTTTATTTGGTCAAGGAGATAGAAGATTTGAGATTTCAGCCAAGTGTCTAAGATCAAGAGAAGGTTTATTCGATGGACAATAAAGAATCAGAAAACTTAATACAAATACCTTTTGAGCCTTCTACATTAGAAAACATTGATCAAGCAGTATTTAACTTTGTTAATGAAGATCTTAATGTTAGCACAAGAACAAATAAAGGCTTTAAAAAAGTTCCTGTATTCTGGCAAGGATCAGAACGTGCTTGGTATACAAAAAAAGATCCAAGACCAAACGATGTTCTAAACTTTCCCGTTATTACAGTTGCTCGTTCAGGACTATCAAAAGATCCTAGCAAAAAAGGTTTTATGTATGGTAATGTTCCACCAGACTCTAATGGTGCTTCCATTCAGATCGCCAAAAGAATAATGCAAAGCAAAACTGCAGACTTCTCAAATGCTTATGCAAAGCAAAAAACCGGACAGTCCACGCAGAACAAAAGATTAAAAAAGACAAAAGTTGTTTATGACTTTATTGGCGTCCCACAGATTGTTCACATTAATCCAACTTATGAAGTAACCCTTACCTCATTATACACCCAGCAAATGAATGAAATGTTGCAGCCTTTTATGGTAAGAACAGGCAACATTAACTATAAGGTTATTGAGAACAACATTCACCGCTATGAGTTGTTTATGGACTCAAACTACAATATCTCAGACAACTCATCAAACTTAGGCGAAGAACAAAGAAAATTAGAAGCAAAAATAACTTTTAATGTTATTGGATATTTATTTGGACAATACGTTAATGAAGAAAAACCAAAGATAATCATAAGGGAAAGTATCGTAGAGTACAAGTTCCCCAAGGAAACAACAATTTTTAATCTATAAGTGTTTTTAAGATTTAAATAACTATTTAGTAATGAACTATAACTTTATAATTCATTTAAGGAGTTTTAAACAATGCCAGCAGATAAGTTTCGTTTTATATCACCTGGAGTTCAAGTAGCAGAAATTGATCGCTCAGGTATCCCCGCAGAAGCACCCGCAATCGGACCAGCAGTAATTGGTCGTGCGACACACGGACCAGCAATGCAGCCCGTCCGTCTTGAATCAACCGCCGATCTTTATCAGATCTTCGGCGCACCGTCACCCGGTGGTCGTGGTGGCGATGTATGGCGTGAAGGTAATTACGCAGCACCAACTTATGGTCTTTTTGCAGCCGAAGCTTATCTTCGCAATAATGGCCCGGTAACGTTTGTTCGTTTAGCCGGTGAACAAGATCAAAACGCAACAGACGCTGGTGAAGCCGGATGGGAAGTTGCGGCTGGCAACGCTGTTGGTCTTTTTGTAACAAGAGCGGTTTCTGGTTCCAGCGGCCTAGATCAGATGACTTCTTCTTTAGCAGCGGTCTTCTATCTTTATGATAATGCTACGCTTGAACTAATGAGCAACACTCACGGAAAGGCATCTTCCGATACAAATGGTCGTCTTTGCGAGAATGAAAGCTCAGATGTATCAAAACTTGAATTCACAGCTGTAGTTCGTCTTTATGATGGAACCAACCACCTTACAGCAACATTTAACTTTGATCCAAATTCAGAAAAATACATTCGTAAGGTTTTCAACACAAACCCACATTACGTTAACGATACTATCTACGGAAATGCCTTAAGCTACTTCCTAGGTGAAACATTTGAATCATCAGTTGCTGAAGCACTTATCACAGGTTCTGGTCCCGGCAGCGGCGCACCAACCGACCTCGCAGGAGCAAATGATTATGCTCTTATTTACCGTAATGCTCTAACAGGCTCTGGCGCTGACTTGGGTATTCGTAGAAGCCCTGCAGCAGTAGCAAAATCTGGTTTAGTATTTGCACAAGATCTCACACAAGATACCGGTTCTTATAATCCCGTTTCTCAGCAACAGCTTTTCCGCTTTGTCGCAACAGACATTAGAGGTGAATGGGATAACAGAAGCGTCAAGGTATCAATAGCAAACGTTAAAGCATCAACAAACCCAACCGTCAATCCTTACGGAACATTTGATGTTTTGGTTCGTGATGCAAGAGATACAGATAACACTCTAGATCTTATTGAGTCATTCACTGGTCTCAATCTAAATCCTGCTTCACCAGACTACATTGCTCGTCGTATTGGCGACAAGTACCTTGTTTGGGACAATGATGAGAAGTACTACCAAGAATACGGTACTTACAACAATATTTCTAAGTACATCCGTATGGAAATGAATGATGAAGTAGACAATGCAACAACCAACCCTGCAGTTCTACCATTTGGCTACTTTGGACCTATTAGAACAGCAACTCAAGCTGTTGCTGCTACTGCTGGTCAAGCAGTCCTAGCAGAAAAAATGCAGTTTGGCGCTGTTACTGTAACAACTGGCTCTGGTCTAAGTCTATACACATCAGAAACAGTTGCTGCAACTTTCGGCATCAAAGCAACTGGACCAAGCCTTTCACTTCGTGAGTCAGGCTCTTACGGCGTCTCAAACCCCAAAAAGGCTTTCTACGGTGCCGTTGCACAAGGCCGATTTGCACGTCGTGATAATGGCTACGGCGATTACACTGTAAGAATTTCATCAGACTTGGGTGAAAGCGTATACGGCGACGGTAGTGCAACACCCGCCACCGGTGGTGAATACTCATACATTTTCACACTTGATGATATAGCCGGTTCAACAACCGCACCTGTTTACACATCAGGCTCTCGTGCAGCCGCAGGTTCGCTAAGAGGCACAGGAAGTGTTGATACACTTCTAAATGCTGGTATTAGCGCATTCACACTTCCGATGGTTGGTGGTACAGACGGCTTAGACATAATTGAACCTGAGCCTTTTGCTAACAGGCTAATAAACGGAACAACCGAGCAAACTGGTTATGAATTATACTCAGTCCGTAAAGCAATCGATACCATTCGTGACCCCGATGTTGTCGAACACAATGTTGTCGCAGTCCCCGGTATCTCTGATCCTCTTGTAACTGACTTCTTAGTCGACATGGCTGAGGAAAGAAGAGACACAATGGCTATTATCGATATTCAAAATGACTACAAGCCTCGTTTTGAACTTACATCTGGAGAAATTGGAACAAACAGAACAGCACTACCAAACGTTGATAATGCTGTAACTTCAATGATAACAAGAGGCTTCAACACTTCTTATGGCGCAGCATACTACCCTGCAGTACAAGTAAGAGACCGAGGAACAAACACTGTTCTTTATGTCCCAGCAACTGTTGCAGCAATGGCCGCACTTGGCTACACAGACAATGTTGCATTCCCTTGGTTTGCACCTGCTGGTTTCAATCGTGGTGGACTTTCAGATGGTTCATCAGGCATTGTAGCAACCGGTGTTTCCAAGCGCCTTACAAGCAGAGAGCGTGACGAACTTTACGATGTAAACGTAAACCCAATCGCTCAGTTCCCACAAGAAGGCGTTGTTATCTTCGGTCAGAAGACACTTCAGTCAACACGCACAGCGCTTGACCGTGTAAATGTCCGTCGTCTTCTTATCTACGTCAAGAAAGAAATCTCAAGAATTGCTAACTCAATTCTCTTTGAGCCCAATGTTCGTGATACATGGAATCGCTTCATTGCTCAGGCAGAGCCTTTCCTTGATGGCGTCAAAGCCGACTTCGGTCTAACTGACTACCGTCTCATTCTTGACGAAACAACAACTACACCCGAGCTAATCGACCGTAATACACTTTACGCACGAGTTCTTCTCAAGCCGGCACGAGCCATTGAGTTCATTGCTATCGACTTCGAGATTTTCCGCTCAGGCGCAAGTTTTGACGACTAAGACTATTTAGAGTAAAGGAGAAATAATAAATGGCATTCTGGAGCAACACAGCCGCTGAACCCCGTCGCAACTTTAAGTTCCTCTTAACTGTTGGTAGAATACCAACTTGGGTTGTAAAGCAAGTAAACCTTCCCAAGATCACAGTTGGAGAATCAGAACATAAGTTTCTAAATCATACTTTCTACTTCCCAGGAACAATATCATACAATACTGTTACTTTTAGAGTTGTTGATGTTATTGATGAGAAGATCTCAGAAAAAATACTTGCAGACTTTACACAGTCCGGGTATAATACACCTGAAGATGCTGTAAGAGCCGTTGATTCTCTTATGACTAAAGCAGCCAGTGTTCGTGCCCTAGGAAATGTTCGTATAGAGCACTTGGGCTCTGACGAAGATGGGCAAAACGGTAAGATTGCCTTTACTCTCCGCAATGCTTGGGTCAAAGACATTGAGTTCCCAACAGGCTTAGACTACACCAGTGAAGACCTTTCAGACATTGGTGTAGAACTTCGCTATGACTTCTTCAACTTTGAGAAGACTGGTGGCGAGAAACTTCCTGGCTTCGGCGCAGCATAATAAAACTCAAGGAGTATAATGAGAAATAACCAAGACCGTTTGGGAGCACCTGAAGTTCCCAATACTAGCGAACCAGCCCCTGCTTTAACTCAGCAGGGTGCTGATTTTTCTTTTGTAGCAGCAAATGATATTGTAGAACTTCCCTCTGGTGGAGAACAATACCCAGAAGGACATCCACTTCGCAATAACCCAAGAATTGAAATAAAACAAATGACAGCAAAAGAAGAAGACATTCTTCTAAACGAGTCTTACATTAAGCAAGGTGTTGTTGTAGAAAAGTTATTGCAATCTCTTATTGTAGATAAGTCTCTAAACTTAGACGATCTTCTTATTGGAGATAAAAATGCAATCTTAGTTCAGGTTAGACGCTCTGCTTATGGTGATGAATACCCAGTTCAAATGGTGTGCAGAAACTGTGGAAAACCCGGCGAGCAAACTTTTATTTTGGAAGATTGTGTTCGACCTCGTAGTGTAAATCTAATCGATGGTGTTAAAGCAACTGATCGTGGAACTTATGAAGTTGCAATGCCAAAATCAAAAGCAGTCGTTGAGTTTAAGCTTTTAACCCAACGAGATGAAAAAGATCTAGCAGAGAAAGAAAAAAAGTATGCAAAGCATAATGTACAATACTCTGCTACCTTAGAGGCATTTAAAGCTTTGATTGTTTCAGTGAATGGGCAAACCAATCTAATCAATCAATACTTAGAGAACATGCCTCTTCAAGACTCAAGAATGTTCAAAAGAATCATAAAAGAAGTTCCACCAAACGTTGAACTAATCGGAACTTATGAATGCGGGTCATGCGGCTCTCAGAATGAAACAGAGCTTCCAATCAACTTTCGCTTCTTTTGGCCTGACTTCTAACTATCAAGAACTTCTTTATGAAGAGTTGTTTATTTTAAAATACCATGGTGGGTATTCTCTTTTTGAGAGTTATTCAATCCCAGTTGGTTTAAGAAAATGGCTTATTGAAAGGCTGATAAAGCAAAAAGAAACTGAAAAAGAGCAAATGGAAAAAGTTCAGAAACGCTAATCTAAGCCCGCCTTTATTGGCGGGTTTTATTTTATAAACTATTTATTGTGTTAGGAGGAAAGTTATGTCTGAAGAAAGAGAAATAAACGAAGAAGATCTAATCTTAGATTTTACAAAACTTGATGAAGGTATCGGATCACCAGAAGCAGCAAAACTCAAGCTTGCTTTAATGTCTTTTTTGGGGTTTGACGATTATTTTAAAATCTTTCCAAGACCTACAACAATAAGAGGTACAAAATCTCAAGTTTCCTCTTTTCGTAATGCAGCAGTTGGAGAGAAAAAATACATGGATGCCGTCAAAAAACACGGACTAAACGATCCAAAAACTTTCGCCTCTAAATCTAGACTAAATGCCGCCATTAGAAACTTTGAGCGTGAAACAGGCATGAAGTGGCCGCTCAAATAAGGTACTTATAAATGGCAGACGAAATAACATCAGCACAAGTTAGAAGGCTCCAAGAAATTGCTGAGCTGAAAGAGAGGATAAAAGAAACAGAAGGCTCACAGAAAGAACTGCTTGAAGCACAGTTGGAACTTCTAGAAGCGTTACAAGAAGGCGATGAAAAAACAGCAAAGAAAGCCGCTGAAACTTTAGGGACACTCAAAGGGCAGCTTAAAGTCCAAGAAGAGCAGGTTAAAGCCCAAGAAGAGTTAAATAAAAAGCTTTCAGCTGCTACTGAGCTTGGAAAACAAATAGGCGATAGGTTTTTTGGACTACATAGTACAATTGCCCGGGCTGTTATTGAAGCCGGCTCTTTAGAAGCGGCTATAGGCCAAACAGCAGCAAAGATCGATGAATCTGCCAGAAAGACTGGCTTTGCGATGGCATCGATTGACAAGTTAATAAACAACACAAAAGATTTAGTTTTAGCCCTTGATCAACAACAAGCGGCATTTGTGCAAAACACGGGCGCTTCAAGAGAGTTTGCTGCAAATGCATTTAGAACTCGTTCCGAACTAGCTTTCCTTGGTATAACAGGAAATGATGCAGTTGAGACAATGGGAAAACTTTACTCACAAATGAGTGAGTTTTCTCAACTTTCGCAAGCATCACAACGTGATTTTGTTGCTTTATCTGCACAAATAGAAAAACTAGGCGGCAATGCTGGAGAAATGGGGCAAGTATTCACAAAAGTCGCCAACATGGACATTTCTCAAACAGGTATGGCTATGCAGCGAGTTGCAGGTATTGCTGATGCTGTTGGAATACCTTTAAGCCAACTAAGCAGCGACATAGCAGGCATGGGTGAGTTGTTCGCCAAGATGGGCGATCAAGGACTAGACACTTTTGCTGGATTAACAGCCGCCGCAAAGGAAACCGGATTAAGCGTTCAGGAACTTTACGGTATTGTTGGACAATACGATGATTTCAACAATGCTGCCGCTGCCGCTGGTCGCCTTAACATGGTTCTTGGTGGAAACCTTATTGATACTTATTCTCTTTTGGCGGCAACAGAAGAAGAAAGAGTGGCGCTTCTTCAACAAACCTTGGAAGCATCAGGTCGGACGTTCGAAGAAATGGACAGGTTTGAAAGACTAGAAATAGCCTCTGCATTAAACATACCGCTTGAACAAGCAGCGCAACTATTCAACACAACAAGCGGAGAAGTACGAAAAACTGCCGCAGAAATAATGTACGCCAACATGACGTCAGAAGAGTTGGCTCAAAGAACACAAGATGCAGCAACAGCACAAGAAAAACTAAATGTTCTTATAGGTAATTTTGCTATTTTAATAGCTCCGGCTGTTGAATATTTGAACAAGTTTGTTGATGGTTTTATTGGCTTTACAGAATCAGTTACCGGTGGAAATGGGGTTGCTGCAGCTATTTTAACTGTTGTTGGTGGTTTAGGCGCTTTAAGATTAGGCGCATTTTTAACGGCCAAAGTTTTTGGTTTTTCTGTAAGCTCTATGGCGGCGTCTGTTGCGGCTAGTGCTCCCGCTGCTGCTGGTGGGCTTTCAACAATAGGGGCTGCTGCTGGAGGCGCCGCCGTTGGTGTTGGCTCGCTAGTTTTGGCTGTTGCTGGGATTGGTGCTGGTATAGGTATAGCAGCTGCAGGATTTGGTTATCTTATTGATAAAATAGGCTCTTTCTCAAACAGTTTAACAGGCGCACTAGAAGCACTTGGCGCAATTTTCAGCATTGCTAATGTTGGCTCTGTTGCTGGTGAAGTTGCCGGCGGCATTAGAGAAATAACATCTGCATTAAATGAAATGCCTGATGATCAAACAAAAGCTTTAACTTTTGCAACAACTGCTGATGCGCTAGCAAATCTAACAAATGCCGCATCAACAATAGAAGAAGCAAAACTAGCCAGTATGGCTGCTTTAGTGCAGGCAATGACCAACGCTGAAGGTGATAATGGGGTAGGGCAACTAGCAAACGCCATTCAGAATCTAATTACATCAAATGCCGAAGGAAGAGAAGCAACCATTGAGCTTGATGGCTATAATCTAGGAAGATGGATTGACCGCAGAGAAACAAGAAATGCAAGAGTTGTTCTTTCAGGGCAGAATGGATAATAAGGTATAAACAATGGCCAAAACTCATATATCATACGCAGAAGCAAAAGGTTATTATTTTGATTTCTATTCAGTTATCGCTGGACAAGAAAGAATAGTTCGATTCCCAGCATTTATAACAAATCTTCAAGATAGCTTTGCCTCAAACTGGAACACACAAAACGTTTTTGGTCGTCAAGATCCAATAATAACTTTTCAGAACACGCAAAGAACAATCGCCGTTGGTTTTGATGTTCCGGCTGCTTCAAAGCGAGAAGCAAAAGATAATCTAACACGTTTAAATCAACTGATTAGTTTTTTATACCCCGCTTATCAAAAAGCCGGAACTGCAAATGCAATCTCAGCAGCACCACTTTTTAGAATAAAGTTTGCAAACTTAGTTTATGATATTAATGGAGATCCAGATGGTAGCGTTGCTGATTCTGGATTAGTTTGTGGTATACAAAATTTCCAACATCAGTTTTACTTTGATCAGGCAGGAAACTGGATTGATAGAGAAAATCAACTAATACCAATGAAATTTTCTATTTCATTTAATGCAGTCATACTTCATACACACGACTTAGGATTTATTGATGGTGAAGGTTTCATTGGTGGCTATGATGAAGATGCACAACTTTTCCCTTACAACACAGCAGTCGATTACAATCCTGTTGGCGAAATCGAAACTGCTGTTAGCGCAGATGCAAACCTAACAAGAATACTCAGTTCAGAAGGAAGCCCAACAGATAGTTTCAGCACTAGCATCCAATACAATCAAAGACCTAATAATGATACAAGTGGTATAACAGGAGACTAATAGATGCCTAGCAGATACGTAAATAAAAGAGTTTTTAAAACTATTGACTCAAATACAAATAAGTTATTGAAGTCAAGACAAATCCCATCTGCTAGGATTTTAGAAACTTTTAACATTAGACCACTATCTGATGAAGAAAGAAAAAAATTCCAAACAAGAACAATTGTTTGGCAAAGAAGAACAAGACTATTTAAGTTAGCTTATGAGTTCTATGGTGATCCAACCTTATGGTGGGTTATTGCTTGGTTTAATCAAAGACCAACCGATGCAGATTATTCACCAGGCGATCAAGTTTTAATTCCTTTTCCTTTGGAAGAGGTTATTCGTAGGGTGGTATAATGGCTAATAGAAGATTTTGGAGAAATTTTTCTCAAAGCAATAATTCTACTGATAGTAAAACACCACTTGAAGCTGCTCGTGCATTTAGAAGTGGAGAAATTTCATTAGAACAATTTCAACGCAACATTGTAGAAAACTTACGAGCTGATGATCCATCTAGCACTTTTAACTTGTCAGGTCTTGGTGTAGAACTGCAATCAATTACGAGGGTTGATACAAGTGATAGAATAAGACTAGTTTCTACAGACTTTACAAATGCTGAAGATTATGTTAGCTATGTTTTAGAACAACTAGAAAATGAAAATATAAGAAGAACCACACTTGCTTCAAATGCTCTAATTGCTGTTCTGCAAGAAGGATTTCCTGAAAATGTCGATTTCGAAACCCGGATCTCTATCGGTGCAGTAGAATTAGGAGAGATCCTTTTCACAATTTATCGTTATAATAAAGATCTGGTTGAAAACACTTCTGCGAACGATGCCAGACGAATTAGAGATGATTTAGATTTATCAGAAGCAGTTCTTGCCCCTGACATTAATGGCGATGGACTAAAGGTTCTTGAAGGCGGGGAAGCTTTTGATTTCTTACTTCAAAAAGAACAAGGAATTCTTGCTGCTTTAAACGAAAAAATAATCTCTGAGAGATTTTCAAAACTAGATACAGCACAAGATAACATTATACAAATTTCGTCAGAAGACACAGAACTTCTTGTAAATAAAATCCAAAGAAGAACAGATCTAAGAGAGTTTTTTAGAATTAGATCACCTTATCTTTCTTTAATTGTACCAAAAATAAGACTTTATAAGAAAGTTTATATAAAAGAAGGTGATGAATACGTACTTTTAGAAGAAAATAATGGAAGAAAAGAATTTAAGTTTAAATCTTTCACAAGTACAAATACAATTGAACAAATAACGGCTGAAGGCTTTGGTCGAGGCGATGGTGTAGGTATAAAAGATGTAAGTTGGGAATACGAAGGAACAAACCCAGAAACAGTTAACTCGTTTATTAATTTTAATATTAGTTTATTTTTTCAGAACTTATCCGATCTTATACCTCGTGGCGCTGACGATTCTGTTTTTAGAGACATTGATGATACAAGCCTTATACAATTAATTGGCGCTGGTATTGGAACAGACGATGCTCGCATAGGAGAAAGAGAAACGCAGACAAGTACTCCTTTCAAGTTTTTGATTGATGCAGAACTTGGATGGACTTTATCTGACCAAATAACTGAAGACCTTGCTGCTGATCAATCTATACAAGACATAAGAAGAATAATCGAAAGCACAAGCATAAATTTAAACTTATCTTTAAGAGAGCATAATATTAATTTTAATGAAGATGGAACTCTTACTTTAGACTTATCTTATTTCTCATCAATAGATCAATCGTTTACAGATAACACTATGAACATACTTGCTCTTGGAAGAAACACAGTTATTGATGCTATTAATGCCGCTGAAGAACAAGACACAGCAGAAGCCGCAGCAGAGGCAGAAGCTGCAAGATCTGATCGTATTTCAAGAATGGGAAGCGATGGTTGTACAACAGGGCGAATAAATTCAGCAACAGTCAGAAACACAGAAGAAGATGAAACAGAAGAAGATGAAGAACCACCTTCTAATAGAGATAGGGTTCTTCTTGAAGCTTTGCGTGCAGATAGAGAAAACAATATACTTAATAATTATTCAACAATTTTTCGAGGTCTTTTAAATGGAGCTTTCAACGGTGAAAACGATGCATCAAAAGTTTATCAAGTTAAGATTGATGCTAGTGCTGTTTCACTGATCGTACAAAATAGTTTTGCTCGTACAGCTGCGGATGCTGCTGGTGGTATATTGCCTACTCTCGCCGGTTTAGCCGATCAGGCCGTTAGAGCAGTTGCACCAGGAGGTAGGACTGGTAATCAGCAATCAGATATCAATGAAGTTAGAGAAAGGGAAAGAAATTTAAATAACTTTAGAATATTTCAAGAATTTTTAGGAATTGAAACAATACGCAACCTGAACGCTTCTCAATTAGAAGTTAGAAGAATAAATGCATTAACTGGATTACAAAGAGGTAGCGAGGCCCTCGATGTGCTCGGAGTTCAGTCAGAAGTAGCAAGAGATCTAGAAGATGCTGCTAGAACTATAGCAAACGAAGCAGAAACACTTCAAGAAGCACAGCAGGCTTTGTCCGAAGCGAACTTAAGACAAGCGCTTGAAACAAGAATAATGAATGATTTATCAGATAATAATGATGATTATACAATTAACTTTGTAAGATTAGGAGACATTATTGATAACATTATTACAGGGCTAAAAAATGAAGAAGGTACATTTTTAAATCAACAAAAAGATTTCTTTACGTTTATTTCAGGTCTTTATTATTATATTGATGCTATTGATGGTACAAGAAAAGCATACAATTATTGTGATATGCTTATTTCACTTAATTCATTTAGATCTTTCTTTATTGAAAAAGTAATAAGACCATTAAAAACAAAGTATACTCTTAAGCAATTCGTTATTGATCTTGTTAATGAATTTTCTTATGTGCAATCATTGGTTGCGGCTTCAGAAGAGACTTATGTCAGACAAGAGTCTAGACCTGCATTTTCTGTTTTTCAAGGACCAGATTTGAACCTTGAAGAAAGAGCACTTTTTCAGTCCTATGCTGAAGAAGCAGGCGTTGATACAGATAGCTCTGCCTGGCTTGAGGCCACTAAGGACGTATTGCGTGCTGTTTATAGAAGAACTGTTATAGAAGATTTAAGTTTTCTTAATGAAATAAATTATAGTGATAGAGCAGATGTAATTAATTATTTCACACTTAAAAGCACCAACTTTACAGTACAAAGTATTGGAGATGCTCCTAACGAAAATGAAGATATTAACAGAGGTATCTACCATATAACTATTGGTGCAGATAAAGGAATACTTAAATCAATCAATTTTAGACGAGACGAAATACAAGGTCGTCGGGAAGGTCGTATTGTAAGAGCAGGTGCTTTAAATTTTTCAGCATTGAGAGAAAAGTATGATGTAACAATAACTACATTTGGTGCACCATTTTTCTTCCCAGGGATGTACTTTTATCTTAACCCATCAATGGTTGGGCTAGGTTTTCCCGATCAAACAAACTCTGCTGCTCGCATTCTTGGGATTGGTGGTTATTATTTCATTAACAAAGTATCAAACAGAATCTCAGGCGACGGAAACTTTGAAACCACAATTGAAGCAAGTTGGAATTCTTATGGTGATGGAAAAGACATTGATGGATGTCCAATCCCCGTTCTAACACGAATAATCCCACCAAATGCTTCCGGAATAACTGAACTACCTATTGAGGCTTTAACACCAGAAGAACAGGGTTTCGAATTTAGACCTCCGGCGCCGGTAATATCACCACCACTTGATATCGACGCTGATATCCAAAGGGTTCGTGAGCGCCGCCAACGAGCTCAAGAGCAAGGTTTTGACGATTTTACCGCAGAATCAATTGCAAGAACGGGAAGAATACTATAATGACCATACAAGAATTTAATACATCAGCTATCAAAAACAACCTAACAAGAAGACTACAAACAAACTACAACTCAGATAATAGTTTTAAAGTCTTTCTTGATCCAAATTTAATGCCTTTATTTCCATTGGAAGAAAAAAGTATTGCCCTCAACGAAACTTGCAATGTTCTTTCTATTGTGCAACAACAATACCAAAAGTTTACAGATCTTATAACACGTAAGATTTTACAAAATAAAGTTAATTTTAAGTTTTATAACTTTACACAAAAACCTCAGTTTATTAACAGAAACTTACAAGAAGTATACATTGGTATTCTAAACAGCCATTACATTAACTTTGTTAACTTTATTGCTAATAGAAAAAGAATAACAAACATAGAAACATTTTATCAAGAGTTTTTATTATACACAGAGCAATACTGCAGTATTTTACCTTTTACTCTTTACACAACAAACTTAAAAAATAAAAGATACTTTGAAAATACTGGTTTGGTTATTTTATTGCAACAAGACAAGTTAGATAATGAAAGAAAAATAATAACAGACTTTCTTAATAGATTTGATAATACAAATGACTACATTAGAATAGCAAACCTGACCGGCTTTGAAGTTGATGCTGCAATACCTTATAGAATGATCTTTAATCCCTATCGTGGTATTAATAAACAAGAAATAAATAACTTTTATAAAAACAACTTTTATGATTATTATGCCTTGGAAATGTCTTATCTTGACTCAGCAATGGAAACAATGTATAAACAATACACAACAGATAAAACTTCAGTTGCAATACCCAGGGAGCAGTGCGAGAAAATCATCAAAACAGCCAAAAAGAACATTAACACAGATAGTTTTGTGAGCAAAGACAAAAAAATAAAACTTTACATTACCGCTTTGTTTGCTGAGAATGGTATAACCAACGCTAAAGCAAAAAACGATGTAATAAATAATGCTATCATCGTCAACGAGACGCTTGACTTCCGCTCCGCAATGGAGTATGCTGTTGGACAGATGAGAAAACTCAAAACGACCCGGACTTTTACATAATGTTCCAAACACTTGACACAAAAAATCAATGCCACGCTGTCTATGAAGACGGCGTTTTTCATTTTGACGAATACAAAACAAACACAAATGAAACTTGGGCTTTTCATAAAACAACAGATAAGCCCCAACAAAAAGTTGCTCAGATCTGGGCTAATGGTGCTTCCTTAAAAGAATGCTGCCCAGCCGATCTTATGGAAGAATACACCAACGTTGAGAAAAAACTGCAATCTTTCAACTTGGCTTTTGAAGCAGTTGACTTTAACATTGAAGAATGGTGTGTGTATGACTTTATGCCGCTCTCATTTCTTATTGACCTTTGCGAGATCAAAAACAAAATAACAACCAACGTTCTTAACAACTACACAAAACCAAAAGCATACGACCACATGGTTAAAGTTCATCGTATTCTTTCTCAAATGAACTATAACGAAGTTCTTTTTGACTTTGATGTCGCCGCACGTATGGTGAACACAAAAGCCTTACAAGGCAAACTGCGAAGCCTGAGAGGCAACAACAGATGGGTTCACTACGATCCTTATGGTACCATCACAGGAAGGCTAAGCACAAAACCAAACTCTTTTCCTATTCTAAACCTTCCTGCTGAGTTTAAAACAGCCATTCGTCCACACAATGACCTTTTTGTTGAGTTGGACTTCAACGCCGCAGAGCTTAGAACAATGTTGGCTCTTGCCGGCAAAGAACAACCCGAAGAAGACATTCACGAATGGAACATGCAAAACGTCTTTTCTCGTATTGATGATCGTGAGAACGCAAAGAAAAAAGCTTTTCAATGGCTTTACGGCAAAACTTCGGCAA